TTTAACCATGCTTCATATGCCCATGGATAGTTAAAGGGTTTAAAATACGTGCGGTCATCCGTTAAGTTGGATGTAATTTTCTTTATCATTTTACCAGTCCTTTAAATTTGCTCGAACATTCTCAAGTCCCTGCAAATTGGCAGGTAACTGTGGAGAGATGTTAATGTTTGTTAGTTTTTCTATTTCAGCAATTGTGGTTACATACTTATCAAGTTCTTTTGGATCCAATTTTTTGTTAGGAAACAAAAAAGTAACAGAACGATTTTTGGTTGGGTCGATAACTATCTTCCATATGTAATCAGGAACGATTACGTTATTGCCCATACGTTTAGAAGTTGGGCTATTGATAACACCAGATACTACATAAACTTCGCCATAGGCATCTGCCCAGAAACGAGTATACTCTTCAACATATTTCCAGATACCACGATTGTTACCTGGATCTTGAGGAATCATATTTGTTAGGTAAAATGATTCACTCATGGCTTCTGGCGAGTATGGAAAGTTTGCAGCTGGTGCAACATGACCACGATCGTAACCAGATGCCTGATAGTCTTTCAGCGTAGAACGAAATTGTTCTGGCACTGTAGGATCTTCGCGAAAGTCATCCTTGCGCTTATTGTTGCCAACAAGGTTTTGCTTTTTAATATGCTCAACAACAAAGATAGCAGTCTTGGTTTGATAACTGTAGTTAACAGCATAACCAATACGACAGATATATTGATTGTTGCCTTCCTGTGCTACCTGCGGTGCGCCATAGAACACATGTTGTGGGCAATGGTCATCGATTGGGTTAGCAAGTGGTAGTGTTGCGTAGAACGCAATGAATATTGCTGCTATTGTTTTCATTCGTTCATTCTCCATTTGTTTTCTGGTAATCCGTAATCCCACTTTGGATCCATTTCAACATTCCATCTTGTAGTGGCAACATTAAAATCTGGTATCTTCATTTCTTTAGGATTCGAAGCTGGTTCTAGTATAACAACACGATTGTTTGGTTGTGCAGCAAATTGTCCATTGTCACATTTGATAAAGTTAAAGGACTTATGATCCTCAACGTCTTCACTGTGGCCACAATCAAGGATGTTAAAATCAGGATGAGAAGAATCAACAGTAAAAAGATATTCACCTTCTAACCATGAACCATCTTTCATTTTAATTTTACATCTCATGTTTGCTATCATTGCTTTTTTAATCACAGTGATATCATAAGACATGCTGTTCCACAATTGTAAAAAGTCTAGTGGATAAGGATCACCCTCAATCGGTTTCCAGCAGTAAGCATGTAGCGGAAGTTTATCATACAACGCACCATATTGATTTAAGTACGATTCAATACGAAATGCCTGACTGCGTTGAGACTTTATAGAGATCCACCAGCAGGGTTCAAGTTCCCCATGACCTTTTTCAAAGTCATAGAGAAACTCTCTGCGAACGAAGCATTTTACTGGAGGTAAGTTTGCAACGATGTGTGCCATATTATCCTTCACATGCGATACATGCATTGTCATCTTGAGCAAGCGCAGTAAGATCAATCTCTTTAATCACTTCACGCTCGATACGTTTTGCTACCTTGTCTGCTTTACCGATCTTTTCTGAACGGCAGTAGTACAGGGTTTTCAATCCTGTCTTCCATGCCATAAAGTGTACCGCATGTAAGTACTTGATGTTAGTGTCTGGTCTAAAGAACAGATTCAACGATTGCGCTTGGTCGATGTATTCTTGACGATCGGCAGCATGTTGAATGAGCCAACGCTGGTCAATTTCCATAGATGTCTTGAACACATCTTTCTCCCAGTCTCCCATCCAATCCAAGTGCTGAACTGAACCATCATTCGCAATAATGGAAGACCAAATGTCGTTGTAATCATTTTGTGATATTGTTCCACCATCGCTAGACAAGTGATTCTGAATAACTTTATCAAGCCATTTGTTTTTGTTTAAGTGAGCACCCGATAGAGTATCTTGGCGATAAGCATTGGCACGATAAGGTTCAATACTAGGACTAGTGTTGCCCATAAGAATGGAAGAAGAAGCATTGGGAGCAATAGCCATAAGATGACTAAAGCGATTCCCAGTACCCACTGCATCAGGTGCTTCACCTCGTTCCAGTCCCAACTGTTTGTTCGCTTCATCTAAACTTTCTCTAATGTGTTTGAAGATTTGTTTGTTTCTTCCTGACGCCATGGCTGATTCCCATGGGATATTGTTTCGTTGTAGATAAGCATGCCAACCCAAAGCACCGATACCAATGCTGCGCTCACGTACGGCAGAATACCTTGCACGTTCAATGGTGGTAGGAGCATGAAGAATAAAATGCTCCAAAACATTGTCAAGCATTTCAGCGATATCACGAAGAAAGTGAACATCTTGGCGCCATTCATCATAGTACTCCAGATTTAGTGAAGATAAGCAACATACAGCAGTGCGTTCTTCGTTGGTTGGTAAAATAATTTCAGAGCAAAGGTTTGATTGATGAATTTTCAATCCTTTGTCCTTTAACCATTTAGGCATCTTATCATTGCTTGTATCAATAAAGTGAATGTAAGGTTCACCAGTCATCATACGCAATTCAATAATCTTTTGCCAAAGTTCTCTGGCAGATACCACTTCACGAACTTCTCCGCTATGTGGATCTTTTAATTCCCAGCTGTCATCAATTTCTGGATCAAGCATGGACTGTTCGATAATCTCCATGAAACGATCTGGAATATTAATACCATGGTGCATGTTCAAGCAACGCATGTTCTGATCGCCTGTTGGTTTACGCATCTCCAAGAAATTAATAATATCAGGATGATCAATAGACAAATACGCAGCATAAGATCCACGACGTGTGCTACCTTGCTTGTAAGCAAGCGAACTGGCATCGTAAGTTTTCAAGTGAGCCATAACACCTGTTGACTTATCGCTTGCTGAACGAATACCAAAACCAATACCAACACCACCACCCATCATAGACAACCAACTGGTTTCGCTAAAGTTATTAACTAACCCTTCCGCAGTGTCTTCAATAAAGTTAAGAAAACATGAGATAGGCATGCCACGCTTACTGCGCCCAAATGAAAGAATAGGTGTGCTATAAGACAACCAATGTTTACTACTATAGTCGTAAAGCCTTTGAGCATGCTCTGGATTACTGCCAAACATATTTGATACAAACGCAAATCTTTCTTGTGGGCTTTGCTCATCATCTTTCATGTAACTTTCTTTAAGTCTAATTTTACCCAACTCGTCAAACAGTGCATCCCTACTGTAGTCAACCTTAATCCCGTGCACGATGTCTTGCATATTTCTTCTTCCGTTTTTGTTATTCTGATATGAATTCGCTGGCCATGGGGAATATTTCCGCTATGACTCGGGCGCATTCAATTGCTATTAGTTGATGTTCTTTTTGTGTACCATTCGCAGATCGGAGTTCGATAAAATGAACCCAGCTACGTAATGTACCATTCATATAAAGACGAGATACTGTTAGACCTTCTGGTAGCACTGCTCTTGCTTGTTCTTTGGCAATACCATTTTGAATAGCCCAGTTATATGCCTCCTCAGCTTCTCTGATAACACGCATCTGTCTTTCTTCCCAGAATGCTGCCAACGCAAGATTAGTATTCTCAACACTATTTTGACGATTCTTTGTATCTTGAAGTCGTGCTTCTCTAAGAACAAATGATAAGTCTTTTGTTGGATCTGCGTATCTTTGGCTGAATTCTTGAAACGAAAAAGAGCGATGTCGTAATATCTGTCTTGCGATGTCACGTGTAGTTTCGATTTCTAAGCATGCACTTACCATCTCTAGTGGAGACCAGTGTTGGTGCTTGATCAGGTATCGAATTAACTTCTCTGATGTCTCTGTGTTGAGTTGATTGCTTGGGTTGCTCACTCTAGCGCAATAACCAATTAGTTCTTGAACGTCCGACAACCCATCATTTTCTAGTTCACTGGAGGCTTTGCTATAACTTACTAATCTTACTTTCAACATTTTCTCCAATTGATAAACTTCAACTGCGCTTCCATTCCTTGGAAGGAGTTTGTATTTATGATTTCTAAAACTTGGTCGATTGTACGACCTGCAAGCACCATCTCGTTAATGTCTTTTTCCTGAATGGTATCAGGGAACATACAGACATTATACCCTTCTTCAATATACTTAGCAAGTTGCTTCACAATATCTTTGTTGCGTGGCTCATTATCCATAATAATTGTGCAATTAGTTTTGATCTTTTGTATGGTTGGTAGATCGAACGATGCGCCAGCAACTGCAATGCAATTAGGAAGGAATAGTGAGTCAACCTGACCCTCAACTACATACACATGTTTTCCGTAGTCAATTCTGTCTAAACCATACACCTTTTCAGCATTTTCGTCAAGTTTTACTGTATAATACTTTGGTTCTTCAGCACCGAATGCTCTACCCGAAAACGCATACATCTTACCTGCTGTATTAAAGAATGGAAAGATCATGCGTGGATGATCATCATCTTCCTTACTAAATTTATAAACTACGCTATTTGTCCACTTTTTAAACTTTGCGCAAAAATAAAGTAAGTGCCACATGTCTCTTGGGATCTGTCGTTTGATTGCATACTTAACTGCAGGATGAGTTTCCTTTAGTTTGTCCAAACGTGTTACACCTTTTAGCGAATCATCTTCTAGTAAAAAGACTGGTTTGGTATCGGCAAAACGAGTATCAACTTCATTGATATCTTTGTGATCATTGTAACGTGTTGCGCCACTCTTGTAGCGTTCCAATACGTACTCATCATAAAGGTTTGAATTGACAAACTTGATAAAGTTTCCAATGTTCGTGCCATATCCGCAATTGTGACACTTAACGAACAGATCAGACTTTACCTTATAGATAAAGCCACGTGCTTTAAGTTTGTTTTTGGAACTGTCACCGCAAATAGGGCAACTGTAGTTCCACAGGTAGTCCTTCTTCTGTTTGAAATTTCGAAGGTGTGGACCAAGCATCGATGCAAATTTAACATCAACAAATAACATAATAAAATCCCAGAGTAAAGGTCACATGTCAATTATACACTAACTAAAAGAAAAAAGCAAGTTCTTTTACAAACTTGCTTCCAATGTTGACTTAGTGTAGAGTTACGGTGTCAAGGATGATTACCCACCGAATATCTTACTAAAGATTCCCATGTTACCAACCATGTAGCCTAAGACTATGGATCCACCGACAATCATAAATCGCCACTTTTCTAAAATGTCTACACGATTCCTGATTTCTGTCATGGTTTTATTCATAGTTTCATGTTGTTGTTTATCAGATTGTGCGAGTTCATCGATCTTTTCATCGAGTTTGTCCATAATCTCACGATTACCAGTAGTAATGCGAGAATGAAGTTCTTTGATGTCTTGTTTCACAGCAGCAACATCTTCCTTAATGCCTTCTACCTGTGCTTCCAATCTAGCCACTCTTTCTGCATCTAACATTACTTACTCCCGTATATCTTCTGCTGTTCTTTGATCCACTCTTGCAGGGATCTAAGTTGCTCCGCTACTTGGTAATAAGTGGTGTAGTTATCGATGACTGTTTCGGCAACTCCAGAGATTTTAACTTCGGAGGTGCTTCCATCAACTTTTCTGGTGGGGTCGGGAACTTCATTGCGACTGGCACTGTCGTGGAGCACGACGAAACCAGTAGGCACATCACACTTAGCATCAGCATCTTTTGAAATGTATACTGGTACTTGTTTAATGATTTCATCACCCTTCTCCTTAACAATTTGCACTTTATTGATATATTTAGTTACGACCTTTGTTGTAACTTCTGCCGAAGCAGTTTCTTTTTTTGCCATCTCGAGTTTGACTTCAGCAACTTTAGCTTCCCACTTCTCTTGATTTGAGATGCCACCTTCCATATACACACCAAACACCAATACTGCGATTGATGCTACCTGAATAGGAAGTCGGTATAACGATATAAATGGTATAAATTTAAGAACTAGCGATGCTGCAAGACCTGCAAATCCCGCAAGCACTACTAGATGAAAAACCCAAAACGGAAGCCAATCAAGAACCCACATTTAAACATCCTCTATTTGCATTTCAGTAGTTGGCTTTCGATTGCGTTGAACTTTATTCCACTTGCCACCACCATTACGGTTGAAACGAATTGCTTTTTGATTCGCACCATTCTTGAGAATTAAAATTCCCTTTGGATTCTTAATAGCGTACTTGTAGATTAACTGCTCGCCTTCGTCCTCTAAGTTAAGATATTCTTTCCATTGAGAGAATTTCTTCTTACCTTTTTTAAATCTCTTGAAGATCTCATCATTAACAACAAATGCTGCGTAACGACGACCACTCTTCATTCTTGCCACTGGTATGTTAGTGCTAACATTGGCACCAGTTACGTTGGCTGGACCTTCACCTTCTTCATTAAGGAACATAAATTCCTCAATCATTAGTTCTTCTTCAACCAATGTAATGTTTTGTTCTTCCAGCTTTTCTAGAATTGCCATGTATTTTTCTTCAAGCAAAGCTGTTGTATCATTTTTCTCGTAGCATTCTTTAATCAAAAAGAATGCTGCAACGACATTCTTAAGTTTAGAATCGCCACCAGGAAGTTTAATGAGAATGCGCTTGAGGTTAAAAACTAGACGATGAAGGTATGTGTACGCAGTACGTTCTTCGTCAGTTCTTAGCTCTGCCATCTTACGAAGGATCTTGCCCTTCTCATCGATGATTCCCAATCTGTATGCAGGTGTCTTATCGAATGGAGTTACCAACATCGATAAGATTCTATATGCAATCAGATTGTCTACAATTCTTGACATTAAATTTTCCTAAGCGACTTTATAATCGTTTCGTCTAGTGACATGTTAGCAGTCACTATACCAAACTCGTCTATACTTTCTGGCATCCTTTCAAGGAACACCAAAAAGGTTATTAACGCATTCCAGTCCTGTTCATCTATCTTATGGAACAACATTCTTGTTGCATGCTCACCGAATAGATTATACAGTACAATAATGTGGTTCAGAATAAGTCTCTCACGTAATTCTTGAGAGACCCTGTATCTTGAAAATAATTTCTTAAGATACAAAAACTTCTTTAAGTCTTCTTCGAATTCATCTAGGCTATGACATTGTGGATTGTCATAGTTATGCATTGCAAATCTTAAAAAGTTATCATTATTCAATTTTTCAATCATTACGAGAGTATGTTAAATTAGCCTGAAACTACAGCACCATAGAAGGACATAACTGCCCATTTGTTATTAGTGAACATCAATGTAACTGTGTCACCAACATCATTGAAAGTAATCTGGCTAAAGCCAAGACGATTCAATGGAGTAAGTACCGCATCACCAGCATCAGTGATCATGACAAAGTGTTTGATTTGCCCCTGAACACCATCAGCAAGAGAGATCGTTGCAGATCCAGTTGTTGTGATGTTTGTGATAGCAGAAGTTACGTTTGCAATTAGTGCACCATTACCACTAATTGATTGTGGTGCTTGAGACATACGTAGAAAGCCACCGCTGATTGCGAGGTTGCCAGCAACTTCTAATTTCTCTGAGGGAGTTTGTGCACCGATACCAACTCTGTCACTTGATGCATCAGCCATGATTAGGTATGCATCAGTGTCACCAGCAATACGTGTATCGACATCATTCTGTGCCTGATTGAATACAACTGGGGAATTTAAGTTGGCAAGGAAGTTTGCAATAGTTAATTTCTTATTGCTACCACCCTGAACGATGTGTAAAAGATCTGCACTTGCTGCAGTCGCTGCGGAGGTTAACTCCGAGATTTTTTGGTCAGCCATTTTAGCTCCTATTCTTAATTTGGAAAATGGTAGAGTTTGTTACAACCCTACCTCATCTCTAGGTATAATTATTTATGCAGCGTCTGGATACTGAATATCGTCAGCCTGATCGCCAGTGATTGAACCCATGGCTACCAATACTTCTTGCTGAACACGACCAGCACGACCACCAGTACCAACAGTACGACGTACCCAACCAGCATGGGACAAAAGAGTACCGCCAGCACCAGAACCAAGTGATGCTACAGCAGTTGCTTGATTTACTACAGCAAAAATTTCAAAGAATTGTGCATTATTACCAGTACCAGTAATATCAACAGTTGTACCGCCATCAGTGGCAGAAACTTTGAATGCGTCTACAGTTAAACCAGAAGCGATAACATAGTATGTAGTTCCAGAAGTTAAACCAGTAGCAGAAGTACCACCACCATTGTTATATACAAGCACATCACCAGCATTTAGACCATGTGCAGTATAAGCGATAGTATCAGTACCTGTTGTGATACCAGAAGTAGGAATAGTACGACGAGGTTTGGCAACAACAACAGTTGGTACTGAAGTATAAGCAGAACCTACGTTTGTTACAGTGATTGCTGAAACTGCGCCACCTGCGATAGATGCAGTAGCTGCAGCAGAAGATCCTGCACCACCAGAGAATGTAACTGCTGGAACTTCTAGATAACGAGCACCACCACCAGCAACTGCCACGTTAGTAACATTGTCACCACCAGCTGATTCTTCACCACCATCAACACCGAATACTCTACCTGAGTTACCATGAACACCAACACCAGAGTCAGCAGACTCTTGAGCAATTGATGATGGCTTTTCAGACAACGTATATGTTTCAGCAGAACAAGTAGTGACCAAGCCACGACCATTGTTTGCACCCATTACTACTTTTGCAACTGTGTTGCTTGTAATAGATACGATTTGATAATCAACACCAGCTGCACGGATGGTGTTGCCGACTTTTGCTTCTGTAGTAAACAGAGTACTTGAACCAGTTACTACACCAGTATTAGCGATGCTAACTGTACCAGTAGCTGTTTTGCTATCTTTATTTCCCCATAGACTCATTTTGAGACTCCTTATTTTCTTGGTAAGTGTAACGCATGGGTAGTACGATCTATCCCACGATAATCAGATTTATTTCCTGATCCCTTTTGTTTAGCTCCAGAAGTGGAACCAGCTGGACGACCACGACCACGCTTTTCAGCTGCTGGTTTTTCATCGTCATCTGTACCAGTACTGTGTCCAGTATCTGGATTATATTTGCGAGTTACAATCGTGCGATTGCCAACTTGTTTAACATCGTAACGACCAGAAGATGCTGGCGCTTTATTACTTTTGTAATCAAATGCATTCTCTGCCATGTCAACTACGTTTTCATCTTCAGAACCTTCATGAATTTGTGGAGCAAGTAACTCAACAAATTCACGGTATGTTTTCTTGCCACCACGATCTGCCTGCAACTTTGCAGCGATAGCCATCTGGCGACGTTTCTCATCTGACTTACCAGCAAATTGTGGTGCGTCTGATTTTTGGAAGTCTTTGATAACATCACCCATGTCTGCTTTAGACATATCCATCTTCTCATTGATAGTAGCAATATCGCACAGGTCAGCTGCTTGCTCTTCAGTGATCTCGAGATTAAAATCTTCCTTCATCTTTTGCTGCATTGCTTTGCGAGCAAGATCACGTGCACGACTCATTGGAGTATGAACAGCACCAGACTTATCCTTTACAGAACCATCGCCACTAACTTTCTTGTATGGTCCGTCAAATGGTGGATCTTCAGCTTTGGTAGATTCGTTACGCAATGCACGACCAATTGCTTTATTATGTGCCTGAGCAGTTTTGTGTTGTGGATCTGCTTCTGGAACTGGATTGTTTAATTTAAACTTAGCACCACGAGAAGCATCCATCATATTTTTCATTGTCTTGTTACGTTTGGCTTGGTCAGACTTCTCGTCTAATTCTTCAGTATCTTCTTTAACATTTTTACCATAGATAACTTTTTGGGTAGGCTTTAATGGTTTTTTATGTTTAGCATTATATTCAGCACGACTCATAGCACCAGACATCATTTTTTTAAAGTCCATGTCTTGTTGTGGAGACATAGCTTCTTCTAGATCTTCTTTAACTGAATTGCGCCAATCATGCTGACCATGGTGACGATCTAAATGACGCTCTAAAGTTTTCTTATCTTCTGGAGTTGTTTTTTTATGGTAGTATGCTTTTTTAACAGTAGCAGCATCATACATTTTAGGATTACCAGCAACCTCAGAAGGATCTAATGCTTCATCAAGTTCTTCCATATAATAATTTTCTAATTTAAGTTCATCTGGAGAATACTTGACCATCTTACCATCTGCATGTTTAACTGTGTAGTATTTTCCCTCTTCTTTGGGATCAACTTTTACTACTTTACCTTTGGTTTTGCTGTCTTTGCAAACAACGCTATCACCAACATCAAAGTGTGATTCGTTAACTGGTTTAACTTCTTCTTCTTTGCGAAGCAACTTAAAGTCATGAGCATCGATCTGACCATTTTTATTCTTGTCAATATGCTTTTTTTGTTTGTCTGTCAATTCGTTTAGGGATGTCAGGAACCCTTTAAATGATTGTGGCATTGTTTCCTCTTTAACTTCTTTAGCATGATGCTTTGATAGTTCAAATGTAAATTTTCCAGCTTTTACTGGTTTGCCAGTATGAATAGCCTGATGTTTAACATTAGCTTGATGAATAGCGTTTGCAACTGATAGATTAGCATGGGTGTAAATATGACCATTTTGATCTTTTACAACAACCAAAGGATTTTCATGAGTTGTCTTGACTTCTTCCTTCATGTTTGTTGGATGACCATTGATCGGTTTCTTTGTTGCCTTGTATGCTTTATTTTCTGGTGTACCCTTGATGTATTTCTTATCAGGCACTGGTGCAACTGGAGCATGAGATTTTTCCATATCTTCCTTTACTTCTTTCTTAGTTGGCTCACCCGCAACAAACTTTTTACGGTCTTGCTGGTCTTTAAGTTTCTTGGCAAGTTCAGGATCTTTTTTCAACATCCATCCTGGTTTCAAACTACCAGTGCCTTCTGAGAATTCTTTAAAATCCATATTAGTTATCCTGTTTTCTTGGCAGAAGCACGTAAGAACCAGCTATGCTTATCATGAGCATCGATTCTACCTGCAATAAAATCAGCTATTCCCTGTTTATTGGCAGCACTTGCCAAAGCGAACACTTTATTTAGGCTTGCGATAACTTCTTCGTTGTCTGCAAGTAGTTTTAACATAATAGCACGAATATCAGTTGTTTGAGTAGTTTCTTCGTTCAGTGTTTTGTACTTGAACAACTCATCAAGACTCTTAGGTGCGTAATCATCTAACTTGCGTAGTAATTCAGCAATAGGATCTACGGAGCCATAGATGTCTTGATATAGTTCACCAAGAAAATCATGGTACTGACTAAAATCCGCACCTTCTACGTTCCAGTGAAAACTGTGTGTTTTAAAATACAAAACATAGGTGTTTGCCAGCAACACTTTAATTGCAATGTTTAATTCGTTCATAATTAAATCTTCGCAATAGTTAATATTGCACTTGGAAGTGCTGGTCGAACATATGGTGTAGTCTGTGCTGCTGTATATTCTAATTTCATAAGGTCGATTCTACTAACAGCAAATTTCAATTCCAGGTAATCATTCACAGCAATGTCGTGTACTAACCATTGCTTACTGATATATTCATATACTGGAGTTTCTACACTACCTTGTCTAACTTCAACTTTAATTCCAGATTCTGCTATGTTACTATTATTTTTTGACAACCACAAAAACACATCTCTTGGAGCATTACCCTCAGTCTTAACCTGCATCTCGACTGTTACCAAATAACTACCTGCTGAACTGAAAGCTACTCGAGTAGGCTGACCTGTTGTTACTACGATACCCTGTGTATTGACATGGGCTGTTGTATTATTAAACCAGTCGAAAGAGAATGCTGCATTTGCTTCTGTTGCTACCACATCGGCTACTTTGTGAAAGCAACCAAATACTGGACTATTTCCACCAGTAGAAATTGATGTTCCACCAGCAGTAGAACCATCAGAGATTCTTAATGAAGTAGTTGTTGGATCATAAAAAATCTCACCTTCAGTACCAATGTACTCAGATGCTTGTCTGCCACCCATTTTATCTGCAAATAGTTTGAATGTTTTGTTAGCCATTTTAGCAATTCCATTTTCTTAGTGCGAGTGCCTTACGAGTAGGCTCACCATTTGGTTTTTTCATTGCGCCTTCCATGCCACCCATACGTGCACAGAAAGACTTACGACGATTTGCTGCTTTACTACCAGCTTTTAATTTACTTGGTGGAGTAGTAACTGGTGCTTTAAGGTTACTGCCATGTTCTCTATTATAAGAATCACGACCCTTTTGAGTCAATCCACCAGTGGAAGACTTGTGTCCCTTGGCGTCAACTGCTGCTTCAAGAAGATCTGTATCAGAAACTTCTTCAAACTTTTCCCATACCATTTCTGGATCTAAGTTATGTTGTTCAGCAATTGCCATTACCATGTCTTCGATGAGATCAAATTGCGCTTCAACTTCTTCATTCTTTGGCACACAGTCAGGAACCATGCGGTTACCTTTTTTCTTCATACCAACCTGCTTGTGAGTATCCCAGCATGCTTCGTATAGTTCTTCGTCCATCTCTTCACCAAACATTTTGCGATACTTTATTGTATGTTTGCTAAGTTTAGTTTTGGCTGTTGCATCTCCAGGTGCTGGTTCGTATGCACGTGGATCACTGTCACTTAATTTATCAGCTTTATCCCAATGTGCAGCACGTGCTTTTGCAGTTGAAGTAGAAAGACCAGCAACATATTTCTTTGCAAGACCAGACTCTTTGTCTTTTGGTACTGCAGCTTCTTGCATATTTTTAGCGTAAGCATCAGGAGTTTTGCCATGCTTTTTCACAAACTGATCATGCAACTCTTTAGGAGTAATTCCAGAATCTTTGGCAATAGTCTTCATCATTTGATCAATGGCGTCATATCCTGTTGGCTTACCCAAGCTGGTTTCCAATGACTTAACTGCATCAGTTTCTTCATGAAGATCTTTATCGGCACCATGATAAGTACCTTTACCTTTGGTAATGTAAGAGTTTACACGAGCCATACCCCATTGTTGTGGTGTAGTTCCTGGGCGATGACCAGAGTTCCATGCGGCAACACCACGACGATATACTTTGCGCAATGTGCCGATAGAGATACCAGACTTTGCCGCTTTTGCTGCAAGTCCTGCATCAGCAGTTTCGCAAATGTGTTCTTGATAATCTTTAAACGATATCATTTGTTTTCCTTAAAAGGCATTGTTAGTGCTGCCTGTGCCACCCTTGGTGTGCGTCAAACGATTTTGTTCAATCTTACGCATGCGTGGTGTCAGCTTCATGGCGATACGACCAATAACATCTTTGCGTCTTTGAATAATCTTTTCCAGTCTTTCCTTTTCACCAATTGACAACTGGCTCAGCGGTTTTCTGGCAATACGTTTTTTCATTAGAACAACAGCCATGTGACGTGCACGTCTATTTAAAGTTTCAGTGCTTGAACGGCTCTTTAGTGCGATAGCCATACGACGTTCACGTTTGGATTTTGTTTTGGCAAAGCGCATCTTAGCACGCATGCGTTCAAAACGAGACAACACTTCCATGAGTGTTTCTTCGTTTACTTTTTCTTCGTCTTCAATTGGCTCGCCAGTATCTAAATCAATGATGTGTAATTCATCATCTTCGTAAGCATCCAAGAACTCATGATCTTGAGTATTGTTGATCATGGCATCCATGTCATCATCTGATAACTCTTCATCTGCGTCTTCGTCAAAGAACGGATCATTGTCTGGTTGCAAACCCTCGGCAACAAGTTCTTCTTTTGACTGTAAGTAATCTCTAACAGTTGTGATGTAATCTTGTGCTAGGGTAATCTTAGATTGAACCCACTCTGGCATGTTATCATCGTCTTTGATCATGTCAATCAAATCTTTGCAATTGCGTAATGTTGTTTGCAACTGTGTTCTTGCCATCTGACCTTCGTAGTCGTACTCACCTTTGTCGATAGCTGTCATGGCTTCGTTTAAAGCATTGATTACATCAACATAGTAACTTTCGTCTCTTTGCTTGCTTTGCGCTGGTTCACCACCACTATTGCTTGCAGCAAAGGTTATACGCTTTGGACGAACTTTTCTTTCATGAGTTTTGCCATCACCAGCAACAAACTTTTTAACAGTATACTCAGATGTATCAACATCTTCTTTCTTCAGATCATTGACAAATTCTTTTTTGGTAGCTTTAATGATACCAGAAAAACGCTTGTCTGCTTTCTTAGTATCACCAACTTTATCAGCAGCACTTGCTTCAGCGCCAGCTTTCTTTTTGTAAGAACCCAGTGTATCGTTTGATAGTTCGTTTAGATCTTCCTTGACCATTGAGTGATGTTCGGCACCATGTATCTTGAATCCAGCTTTCTTAAAGTGCGCAGTGGCTTTCTTAATGGCATCTTCTTCACTGCCAGCAGTTACCTTGGCAAACTTTTGAACCTGCTCTTTACGTTTAGAAACTGCAGTATGGTTTGGATCAGATACAGTAACAGCCACACGATGTTTCATCGCTGGTTCTTCAGTTACTTCTTCTGTCTTTAACTTGCCACCATTGAGTGATGCCTCATGGTGCTTGTCTGCTTTTTGAGAAGTTAGGTCTGCCATATTGTGACGACCTTTACTATCATGCCACTGCGATAGTGCTTCGTAGTGATTGCTCATGTGGTGATGAAACTTCTCAGCATCACCTTTCTTTTGCGCTTCCATGGCTTTAGTGCGATGTGCTTCAGCTTTCTCATATGATTCGTCTAGCTGAACTTCTTCTTTCATACCACGATGAGTAAAGTGAACCTTAGTCTTACCACCATGTTCTTTTTCAACATGAGCAGAAACGCCAGATGAATGGTGAACTGGATCGCTCTTTGAAGTCATCTCATCACGATTGTGGTGCATGTCAAACTCATTTGGTTTTGGATCGTAACCAGAAGTTTTTTTGTAACCCATCTTTTGCAGATGTTTAAAAACTGCATGATGATCCGAATCAGTTTCAACATGCTTCATATTGTGAATAGGCTTACCATCTTTTTTGTAGGTGCTTTGTTTTGCAGCTGAAGACTTAACACCTTTCCCAAAAGTGGAGATGTGTTTATCTAACTCAGATGCAGACTCATCTAGTTCTACTTCTTCACCGAGACGATATTTAATCTTTTGACGACGCACATTGCTGCTATCAGTATCTGCTGTCATGGCATGACCAACCTGAGTATGAGGATGTGCCTTCGCACGTGCCTCAGTATCATGATCGCTTTCATTGTCTTTCTTGTCTACAATTTCTTCTTTCTGAAGCATCTTCTTAAAGTCTTTGTAGTAGACAGTTTTTGTGCGATCGGTTGGTGCGCTGGTTTGAACATCAATCTTGTCTGTTCCGTTTGGCTGGATAACACCTTCTTTTAACTTGGTAGGAACGAGATTGTTATCATACTGAATACCAACTTCTCTGGCCAACTCAAGCATCTTACCAATAATTTTTAGTGAGTCAGCATTGAATGCTTTACCACGAACCTTACGCAGACCAGAGTTAACCAACTGTGTAGGATCGCTTGTTGCTTCTGCATTTTCCACACCAAAGGTATTAGCAATAATACGTGCAACTTTAATCTTGTCGGAACCTTTGATTGTTTTATCGGATAGTTCTTCGTTCATTTTTATCTCTTCCACTAGTGTTACGTCTTGGATCCACTTTGAAACTAGGGATCCATCTTGTTGTTTTAGTAATAGGTGATTTGAACCACGCTTGACGATTTCATATTGAATATCGGATGACTCTACGATATCTCCAACATTAAAGATCTCACCATTAAAGTATTTTTCTCTAAGGTCGTCTTTTTCTACAACCAATTGTTCTTTGATAATAGGATGACCCAAACCCTTGCGGATGTCGTTCATTAAACGACGACCATCCAGTTCGGTTAGGGTATGTGGCAAACCTTTTTTAAATTTATTAAAGTCACCAGCCACTGCTGCTTCACGCATCTTGGTGCCACTCATACCAGAAGCTGTATCGCTATCTGGATCACGTTCACCTGCGGAGACTACTTCGATTGTATCAAAATGAAACTCTGTTCCATTATATTTGTTTAAGATCTTGTCATATTCGCTAATACGGTCGCTACCAGCAACCATAACAAGATTTTTATATTTTTTGTTGAGTTCTTTTGCTGCTTCGATAAATGTTCTCACTTCTGCACTTGCGGCAACGAAGTTTGTTTTCGGGAACATCCTCTTAAGGAAGTATACCTTACGAGCAACGGGAAGGGGATTTGATTTCTTATCCTCAGTCTTTGAGGCATAGATAACATGGTCAGCTGTCGTGCCAGCCAGTTTTTTAACAGCATTAACAAGAAGTTCGTGACCTGTCGTTGGAGGCTGGAAGCGTCCAAAGGCAAATACTACTTTCTTGGAAGGAAGTTCCTTGATTAGCTGTCTATAATTCTTCATTATTACCCATTTATAAAAATATACATATTATTTAGGCATCTTTATCTTTGCCAACCCTTGATAATGTCTGGAGAGAAGTTAGACTGGCTAAACTCCATGCGGTTAATGATCTTAACTGCTCCACCAGTCATATGGTCAATAGCAACAAAACCCTCAACTCCAGTAACCTTAAAGCCATTGGTAGTCTTAAGGAAGGTAGAGATATGACCAGCCTGATTCATCTTATCAACAATCATATGCTTGGCGTCAACCAACGTATTGGCTAGATCGAATATCTTAACGATCTCTTTTTTATCATGGTTGGCAAAGAATGCCATGATCTGTTTACGTTTTGTTTCACCAGCAGCTTTACCCTTTTCGGTTTTCTGCTTTGGCTCCAGTTTCTCATGGATATAGTTAAACAGTTCAGTCACGTACTTGTTGGTGTCAGCAATCTTTTCGCCAGCACGAACCTTGCTATTGCCAAAGGTTTTAACCAATATCAGTAAGTCTGGATTCTGGCTAATGCCGTTTAGCACAGGGGTTTGAATTGACGAGACAAGCGCATCGGCTTTCTTGATAATGCTATCCAGTTTAATGGTTTCTGCTTTCGTAAAGGTAGCAGTACCTGAATAGTCTTTGTAGTTTGCATCATCCATCCAGATGCTTGGAACTTGTTTGAATTTCTCAACGATGCCTTTACCAAAGGAAGCAGTCATTGATTCAAAGGTAGCACCAGTATAAGTGGTATGCCACACAACACCGATCTTTGCTTTCTTGATCTGTTTGGCTAGATCGCTTTCAGCTGGCACTGCATAAACAATAGTGTTGGGATGGAAGGTAACATACTTGGATCCTTCTATGGTTTCTATTTTCAGGTCTGATTGAGTAAACATTAGATCACCCTGATAGACACCTTTTTTAATTCCCAACTTACTAAACTCTTGCAGGGCAACTTTAAACTTTACAGCCAGATCACCTTCTGTATCAGCATCAATTTCTGCTGGTGTTTTATAAACCTTTGGTTCTTTATTAAAGATGCCCTTCTTCGCGATAAAGAATTTTCCATCACGTGGGTCAATACCAGCAAAGATAGCAGGTGACCCATCCCACTTTACAGTAGAAGTAACTTTTGACTTTGCACTGCTGGCAAGCATGTCACGCAGATCACGCAGAAACTTGATCGCTTGTTTTGTTCCCGCAACACCCTCATTGAAGATCAGATCTTCGAGGTGCTCCATGTGAGTGTTTTTTTCTTCTTTTAAGTAGGACTTGAGATTCAGCATATACACTTATTATACCATAGTTTCCAATTTCCGTCAAGCGATAACCCTACTATGTGTAAGGTTATTAAAATGATAGTAGAATTGGGTCTTCTGACAATTTCTTTACATCAATCTCAGATTTAGATCCTGATTTTAATGGGGCGAGATTATATGGAGATAATTTAACTCCATAAAATTGTAATGTCATAACAAATTGATAATCACCACCACCTTTATTCTGGCAACGAACACGAATCTTACAACTAGCTGAAGAAGAAAAATCTGGAATCTTAGTTAATCCAGCTTTAGTTAATTTCTTATTAAGGTCTAAAGGATCGCTACCATTCAATAAGAAAAACCCATGAGTTCCAACATTAATATAATGGCATTTCTTACTATTATAATAATCACTAACTGCTCTACCACCAACGTCAATATGGACTTCGCTTTCTGCACCGAACATCTTTATGTCATATGCATATGCTTTTCGTTTATCGGTAAAGCCTACAAGTATCTTTTTACCAGAAGCATCATTCTGAAGCGCAGGAGTCTTACCTCTCCATCCAGCACCAGCACTACCGCTATCATTCATCTCTTTTAATAGCTTGGCTTTAGTTGCAAGCGCAAGCATAAATTCTTTCTCAGGATCACCTTTAGTATCACTAGAGAACCCCCACTTACCTTTGTAGTATTTCATAACAAGAGAGCCAGCAGCAGTTGGGGAGTTTTTTAACTCACATCCAGTTTTAATCTTTTTCTTATTCTGGATAGTTAAGTCTGGTTTATCATGTGATGCTCCTGCAGTACCACCAGTACTGATACCATATTTGTGCAAAGCATCATATGCTTTTTCTTCGTATAAAAAACCTTCTTGTGCCATCAATATATCCTCTGTAAGAAACTATATTTAGGCAGGATTAAGTCTAGAATACTTTCTGTGCCATTTACCGATGTGGTCAATGATTTTACGAGGCGCACCATTGTTCCTAAAGTCATAGTTGAATGTCTTTAGAACGTAATGGAGAGTGGAAGAGTCTTTGTCTTTGGATTTCTTGCAACGAGCCAATAGAGTTTCGATTGGAACATTGGGTTTGCGCATCTTGTAGTCTAGATAAACGCAATGGGCATATGCCTGAATCTCATCATATTCAGAAAGGTATCTGCGCTCGGCATCTTTCTTTGCTATGCCTACCTTTTTATAAGGAACAACATAGGTGCTCCAAATATCATCTCTGCGATCGTACTGCATAAAGTGAATGATCTCATGCATCAGAGTTTGAATCAGACGAAACTTAAAACGAACCCATTTTTCATCTGTGAACGGAAAGTTGTCAAAGTCCTTGGCGTAGATTATAAGGATACACTGACGATCGTTTGGATCGTATTCACCACCAACATAGACGTTGGTTTCGTAGGATTTCTTCTTAGGAATTACGGTGACCCAGTTGATCTTGGTGCGCCACTTGCGAACATAGTTAGTAAGACCAGCTGAATCATTGCGGTATCGGTCTAGGTCTTTCCAGACTTTCGCAGGAATGAGTTTAGCCCTGAATGGTTGCTCATAGAAGTTGAGCATTTCCATCCAATTAAAGTTTGCATTTTCTAGGAATTTCATATTCATAATTATACCTAGAAAATCCTTGCAGGTCAACTCACTAAGTGCTTCTCCATAAATGCAAGAACTTTCCCTTGTTCCTCTAAGTTAGTGTTTACAAACTCAGTAATATAGGGCATCAACTCAAAGTTTGAGAGTAGATTATTATATTTAGTCGCACGACCTTTTAGAAAGGTTTCGGACTGGTCAGATCCACGATCTGCATAGCGTTGCTTTAGCAGGTCATTTGGAACCTTGAGATAAACCACCTGAAGATCGGTGTTTTCCAAACCCATGGCAAATTCCAAGAAAGACTGGTTGAAGATTCGGTCTCCTTCGAACAGGATATTGGAAGTGGTTTCCGATACAAAACTCTGTGCCACAGGCTGAACAGCCATACTTAAACGATCAGTTCCAGCAAAGGTTTCACCATCTTCGTACTTGCCCAGCACGTAAAGATCTAGTTCCTTACAGTAGAGAGCAGGAAGCATCTTCTTTGGTTCTACAGTTTCCCACTGGTAACTTTCCATAAACTTACGAAACAGTGTCGTTTTGCCAGTTCCTGGCTGACCACCAACTGCCATCAATTTTCTCATAAAAAGTTCTCCAGTCCTGTATTAACATATTCTTCATCATCAAACATCCATTCCAGATTAGACATTTTACCTGTTCTAACAAAGGAAGTAAAGTTCTCCTTGACAATTCCACGTTTACTATCCAAGCGTAAGTCTATGGTTTCGCTACGAGCATCCCACAGCACCTGCCACTCAATACCAAACCAACCATCTTTTTCGCATTGCATAATCTCCTCTGCCTGACGATCTAGGTAGTAACCAAGGTAACGACCATGGTGTTCACGAAAGATCTTTTTAAAGGAACAAAGGCAGGTTTCCATCGTAAAGAAGTCTACCTGATCTACTAGATCGGGGAAACGGGATCTTGTTTCCATAAGGATGGAGATTGACTCGCTTTCAAGACTAGCGTATTCCGACTGAGTAAGTTTTGTATCGCAAAGGTCATCTTTGCCGAGGGCATAAAGCAACCCATTACGATGAGAGCGAGAACCAGAATAGTCATCCAGCATAAGAGAAGTAGGATCGACCCGAATACCAGCGGTATGCTTAAGATGCTGAAGATAAAACCAAGTGGAGTAACGACCAAACTTATGAAGATCGCCTTTAAGGACATTCCACAGGTTGTCAAAATTTCTGCTCTCGTTGTCACCATAATAACTCTCCATTACTTCACGTTGTGTTTTGTCACCGATAAACTTTTGATATGAAGCAAACATCTCTGGTAGATGCCCTTTGTTCCACTTGGTATCTGTTTGATAACGTAATCGTTTGTAGTTAGCCGTATTCCATTGCTCCATACGAGAGACAGTGGCCAATTCAAAGTCTGGGAATTCGTTTAACAAGACCCATGCGGTTGGAAGGTAGTAAGTGTTGCCATACAACCAGCAAAGCCACAGACGTTGTTCGTCATTGTGCTCGTAGCGTTTGTTTAGATAATTCGTAGCCCATACAGCTGGATCGCAATCATCATACTTCAATGACCATGCGTACCAGCGTATAAATGCTTCTCTACGATTCTCTCTTAAGCGGTAGTCCATGTATTCAAAGCAGTCTTAATTAGGTTAACAACTTCATGGTGCATATCAGTTCCGTCAGCAAATGCTGGATCAGGAATCCTTTTAACTCCAGGAATTAGATTGGACAGCTTTTGTGCTTTGGGTAAGTCTCCGAATTTATCGACAAATCTTTTTTTATTAGCATCATCCATGTAGAAGATTTCATCCGCCCAATCAACCAACTCTTGAGTAACTGCGGTAGAACGAATACCTTCTGTCTTGTAACCATGGTCATTAAGAACATCACGCATCTTCTTGGCAGTAATCCTACCATCAGTAGTCTTAAGACCAGCTGACTTAACTTCAATGTGAGGATAGTCTTGCCTAAGAATAATCTCCGCAGCAGCACTGCGGTTTACATTGCCATGGCAAAGAAACAATACTTTCATAAACCCTCTGCTTGTAAACGACGCATGATAGGAAATACATCAAGAGATGTAACCTTGCCAATAGCATCGATGTCTATTTCTTTTCTAAGTGCAGCAATACGTTTTTCGATATCCTTCTTTGTGTTGGTATCAAAGTTAGTCCATTGATACACCTGTTCAGTTTCAAACTCGTAGGGTTGGAAGTCAGGAAACTGCCATTCGCTTTCAGCATGAAACTCACGTGGTGATACATCATCTCGGTTCAATGCTGCATCAAGAAAGTCTCTGCACCAACGAATGCAAGATTCCATCTCTGGCATATACAGCGTTCCTGGAAAGTGACGAAACTCGATAGTGTTTGTTTCTTCCCACATCTGACGCAGATTGATACCAGCACGTGGACATTGGAACCATGCTGGTTCACCATCAGCATTTTTGTGCGCATGGTTAACGTAGAAGTCATGTGTTGTTTCAGAAGCCAACATAGCCTCAACTCGAGCAGGTGGCAACTTATTCTGATGCGACTTCTTACGACGCTTCATACGCTTTATTGCCCACTCGTATTGTTCTGGTGGTAACACATTTTTATTTGGTGTGGGGATGGTTTCAACGATATCAAATGCCTGTTGCTGATAGCGTTCAACATAGCGTAACAACTTTTTACAATCTTCGAGATTGTTGTGTAGGTTTGGCACACGAATGTGAATGTGTAAGTTGCTACGGTAATTAACAATCGGAGCAGGACAAAGGGCAGCATTGATCTTGGCAATGTGTTCAATCTGTTCAGCAATGGTCATGGTTGGGCGAGTATTGATCTCACCACCATAAGCATATACCTTGCCATTGGGATCGTTGGCGATACCTGTACTGCTTACGCAGGTATTGTCTTTGTCATTCCACTGAGCACCATCTGGTAACTCACAAAAGCGATAACTATCACCATACTCTAGTTCAACTCCGTAGCTAAACTCATCAGTATTATATTTCATTCAAACTCCGATTTGATAATCAACACCTTCAACGTCAGCTTTCTCCATAGACATTGTTAGGCATTCGTCAAAGGTAATGTAGGTATTCATTGGAACATCTACTGTTGGATCGGTAATACCCGAACGAACAATAACATCCTTAGTAGAAGTAATTATACATCCATTGTCTAAAGAAGTCAAGTAAAGTGGTCGCTTCCCATTGCGATATGCTCTGATTGATTTGTCTCGGTGTAGTTCGCAAACAGCCAGAGAGGATTGCTTCCAATGTTCCAAAGGCGAGTAATCATCAAGAGATCTCAACAACAGTTCAGTATCGTTCTTACCTTCACAGGTATATCCATGAAGCAGTTCCCAATCCTCATACAGTTCTTGAGTAATAACACCATTGTGGACAACAGAAACTTTCTCGTTGGCAATGGGTTGATTGTATTCAAGATCTGATGTTGAATAACGGCAATGCCCAACCAAGTAGAGATTGCCGTCTTCGTTTAAATATGATTCAAAATCAAATGGAAACTTATCTGCAGAGACTGGCAGTTTTTGTGTAACGATAGAATTCGCTTTAACATAAGACAAACCAGTAGCATGCATTCCTCGAATCCTAGACTCAAGGAACACACGATGCAGCATTAAGAAATCCTTTGTACGAGGTTCTTTAATAATTGCACCGATAACTGAACACATTAGAAGAAACTTTCAAGTGATGATGACTTGATTGATTCTGGGTGATACTTTTCTGTTTGCTCACGACCCAGCTTGCTTTCACAATATGAATACCATTCTTCAGAAGTCCACATACCCTGTGATACGCCATTCCACAGATGACGCCACTCAGGATGCTCTCGGTTTAGTCTGCGTGACTCAACAAACTCATAGCGAGTATCTTCATATTCTTTGGAACCAAGTTCAAGCATCTTCTCACGGAAGTAAACAACAAGAGAGATACGCTCTGAACCTTCTTCGCAAACAATCGGAGTATTGCCATGCATAACTTCGTGATTGTTAATCAACAACAAGTCACCTGGACGTGGATTAACTGCAACACGATACTCTGGTGCAATTAGGTAACCACCAGTGTACTTGCCATCGTTGGAAAGTGTTAGTAGGTTAGACAAACCTTCATTCAGATCGCCAGCATCGTAGTGCGCAGCAGTACGGAAAGTTTTGTTCACAGTAACAGTAGTGAATGGTGTTTCAGGAACCAAGAAACCTTTGTCGATCTTGTTTGCTGCTTCCATCTGTGCTGCATAACGCTGTGGAAGTAAGTCTTTAAAACCTTTGGCCAATTGCTGAAGGAATGGAAAAGACTTGGCAAACTTATCAGGATGACGAGCAGTGTATGAAGTTGCACGACCATAAGGGATACGTGGGTAACGATCAAACCAACCAGCAATACCAGAGAATACACCATTGGCATAAGTAGTTGCGCAAACATACTTTGTGATTACACGATTGGCTTCTGCTTTCATCTCGTCATTGGATAGTTTACGAGTAGCCTCAACCCATGTGTCAAAGTCAAAGTTATCTTTCTTGACTGCCTGAATACCCCAAACATTATTACGATTGGATGGTGATGGTGCTTTACCTTTATGGCGTTCTTTGATAAGATCGATTGGATCTTCACCAAACAGATTCTCTGTCGGCTTAACAAAGTAGTCAAGCACATCATACTCATACTCAGTAACCCATTCACGATTACCTAGTTTGTCACCACGTGGTCCAGCTGCAAGTCCACGATTCTGTGTTTCAACTGCTGCTTCACGGAGACCAACATATGCCATATCCTGTTGTTCTTTTGTAAAGTAGTTCTTACGAAACTTCAAAACAATCTTGTCCTCTGTGTATGGATCTTCACCATACTTGCATGGCATATACACATCGGTATCTTCTTCAATAAGAAGGTCATAGTGTCTTTCGTCAATAAACTGACCAGACAGATGAGAGCAATCATGCTTTGTTTCTGCTACAATAACTTTTACCATATCATTCTCCTAGAACTTAAATC